ACGGCTGCTCCGACCCTCGCTCCAACGCTCGCTCCGACCCTCGCTCCAACGCTCGCTCCGACCCTCGCTCCAACGCTTGCGCCTACGGCTGCTCCGACGCTTGCTCCAACTGTTACCTTTACACTAAAGACCACATCCGCACCGACTCTCGCGCCTACGGCTGCTCCGACGCTTGCTCCGACCCTCGCGCCTACGGCTGCTCCGACCCTCGCACCGACCCTCGCGCCTACGGCTGCTCCGACCCTCGCTCCAACGCTCGCTCCAACGCTCGCTCCAACTGTTACCTTTACACTAAAGACCACATCCGCACCGACTCTCGCGCCTACGGCTGCTCCGACGCTTGCTCCGACTCTCGCGCCTACGGCTGCTCCGACGCTTGCTCCGACTCTCGCGCCTACGGCTGCTCCGACGCTTGCTCCGACTCTCGCGCCTACGGCTGCTCCGACTCTCGCGCCTACGGCTGCTCCGACGCGTGCTCCGACGCTTGCTCCGACGCTTGCTCCGACGCTTGCTCCGACTCTCGCGCCTACACCTGCCCCGACGCTTGCTCCGACTCTCGCGCCTACGGCTGCTCCGACGCTTGCTCCGACGCTTGCTCCGACGCTTGCTCCGACGCTTGCTCCGACTCTCGCGCCTACACCTGCCCCGACTTTCGCGCCTACGGCTGCTCCGACGCTTGCTCCGACGCTTGCTCCGACGCTTGCTCCGACTCTCGCGCCTACGGCTGCTCCGACGCGTGCTCCGACGCTTGCTCCGACGCTTGCTCCGACTCTCGCGCCTACGGCTGCTCCAACGCTTGCTCCGACGCTTGCTCCGACTATCGCGCCTACGGCTGCTCCGACTCTCGCGCCTACGGCTGCTCCGACGCTTGCTCCGACGCTTGCTCCGACTATCGCGCCTACGCCTGCTCCGACTCTCGCGCCTACGGCTGCTCCGACGCTTGCTCCGACGCTTGCTCCGACTATCGCGCCTACGCCTGCTCCGACGCTTGCTCCGACGCGTGCTCCGACTATCGCGCCTACCTTTACGTTGCCTCCGACGACGCTACCTCCCGTAATTACCCTTCCGCCAACAACAGCACCTCCGGTACTTACTCTCCCACCGACCACGGCACCTCCGGTATTTACCCTTCCGCCCACGACGCTGCCGCTGACGACTCCGCCTCCGACGACTCCGCCTCCGACGACTCCGCCTCCGACGACTCCGCCTCCGACGACGCTGCCTCCGACGACTACGATCAAGCCGGGTTCACCTGCAAATGCAGCGGCAATACTGTCTGGGTTGGCTTCGCTGCCACGGGGTGCGCGGGAAGAGATGAAAGATCTGTTGGCAAATGTGCCGACCCCGGATTTGGAAACGCCTTTTTACAAGGCTTGGAAGCGCCGACAGGAAGAAAAGCAGCGAGAATGGGCGCAACGCGAATCCACCCTTGCGCAGGTCAACCAACCAAAGACGCCTGAAGAGCAGGCGCTTGAGAACTTACTGGCGTCGATGCAACGTCGGCCACAGTCTTAAAGGAGTAAGTTATGTCTAGCGACACAGATGATCTGAATGTTATTCGTGTATGGAACGAGGATACGGGGCAGTGGGATGTTGAACCATCCGGCACGGTTGGTGGTAACGAGGATACAGGACTGCGGTCCCCAACTTATTGGGATCAACTTACCTCTAACTTCAGCAACTTCTCGTGGGATGATGCGCGTAAGTTGTTGACTGGAACGTCGCCGTTTGGTGCAGCAGGGCAGATCGCTGCCCTGGCTGGAATCGGTGGGTTGACCGGAATGTTCAAGAGCAGCAAGCCGCCTGGGTATAGGGGTGGCATCCCCCAACTCACCGCAACGCGAACCCAACTCACCCAACCTACACCCGCTGCCGGTGCACCCGCACGTCGGCCTGGAAGTGCTGGACGGCGGTACTTTTCTGACGTAACTTACGCACCCGTAACCACTGCGACTACAGGTGGGACTACAGGCGGAACCACGGGTGGGACTACAGGCGGAACCACGGGTGGCACACAAGACTCCGTTACCGATCCGCAATACAAGGAATCAGCCGGAGGTATGGCCATGGGGGGAATTGCAGGTATGGCCCGAGGTGGTAGGGCTATGCCCCCGCGTTATCTTCGTGGAGAGACCGACGGTATGGCAGACAAGATCCCTAGCTCCATCGATAACCGACAGCCTGCCAAGCTAAGTCATGGGGAGTTCGTGATCCCTGCAGATGTGGTGTCCCATCTCGGTAACGGCAACTCTGACGCCGGGGCCAAGGTGCTGTACAAGATGATGGACCGAGTGCGTAGGGCAAGAACTGGCACCAAAAAGCAAGGGCGGCGGATCAACCCTGCAAGGTTCACCCCGGGCGGTATTGCCGGGTACGCTGGGGGCGGCGCGGTTGCGTTTGATGCTGGCGGTGTCGCGGGGGACGTATCTACGGAATCCAACCTGTCTAGCTGGATCGGTCCCTATGTGACGGACTATCTGGGTAAAGGTCAGGCACTGGCGGGCACTGGCTATCAAGCCTACACCGGCCCGCTCACCGCAGGTGAATCGGCACTGCAAGGTAAGGTGTTTACAGGCTTGCAAGGATTGACCTTTCCCGGGCAGCTCGGTCAGACTTTTTCATCTACCGGCGCGTACCAATTACCAACCGCAGGGGGGCCAGCTACTGGGCCGGGGGGGATCGCTGCTCAGTACATGAACCCGTACCTGAGCGCAGTGCTGACGCCTCAGTTGGAAGAAATGCGTAGGCAGTCGGAGATCTCTCGCAAGAATCTCGGCGCTAGGTTTGGTGGCGCTGGTGGCGCGGGAGCCTTCAGTGCTATGGGCGGCGGGCGACAGGCAATTGAATCTGCAGAGCTTGAACGTAACCTGATGCAAGAACAGAATAAGGCAATAGGCACTGGGTACGCTAACGCCTACGACCGGGCGATGGGGCAGTTCAACATTGAGCAAGGCCAAGCCAAGACCCTTGCTGACATGATGGCAGGTGCTGGTCAACAGCAGCGTGGCATTGAAGCCGAAGGGATTGCTGCTGACAGGGCTCAGTTTGAGGAGGAACGTCTCCACCCGTACAAGCAGTTGCAGTTCCAACAAAGCCTTATCCAAGGGTTGCCCGTCAGCACCTCGACAACTTCTGAAGCTACTTCTGGGCTTGGCCAGTTGTCTGGTACGTTAGGAGGGCTGATGGGGCTTGCAGAGCAGATCAGGAAGTTGTTCCCTAATGGTTAAGGGCGGCATATGAACGGCATCGAATCAATCATCCAAACCGGCCAGCCGATGAAGGCGGGATCTGCCACTGTTCCCGAGCCCCTGCAGAATCTAATGGGGTTGATGAAATACCTCATGACAAAGAACCAAGCGGTAACTGCGCCGCCTGGGGGAACCGTAGCCGAGGGTATCGCTGGAGCAGTGGCTTCAGACATGATGCCGCAAGCAGAACCTGATATGGAGGACGTGCGAGACACCGCGCTTCCGGCCATGCGGCAGGATGCCATGCAGGACCAGCGGGCGATGCAGGAGGCTGCACAGCAGATTCAAGACCAGAACCGTCCCCCCGGAGGTATTACAGATCTCGACCCGGACATCATCCCACTGCGTGCTGGTGGGATCTTGGGTTATGACGATGATGACGATGCGATTGGGTTTAGCCCTGGGGGATTAGCGCCCGAGTTTGCGGGTATGGACGCAGGGCTGGATACAGAAGAACCCCGCGTAGAAGCGTTTGGGCCTGGGGGTAAGCGAGGAAAGTTCACTGCCGACGAACTGCGGCAGATGGGATATTCCGAAGAGGAAATCAAACGCCGCTTCGCTGCCCAAGCTCCACGCCCCGCTGCCCCTGCTGCCCCTGCTGTCCCCGCTGCCCCGGCTAAACCTCCAATGCCTATCGTACGGGTGCCCAGCGCACCGGGTGGGCCGGGGACAGCGCAAGCGCCAGCTATGGCTGCATCTCCTCCAGAAGCGCCAAACCCATACGAGAAGTATGTGCAGGCCGCGCTTGACCGTAAGTTTGACCAACAAGCGCCCACGCAAGGGGGGATCAACGCCGATATGGATGCGGCGCTCAAGGCTGCTGGTATTACTGGTCCCGCAGGGCAGAAGCTGGAAGCTGGAATCAAACAGCTTCAGGATATGTACAACAAGCAGGCCATGACGCATGAGGAGGAGAAGAAGGGCCGTGCTATGCGGGGCCTTCAGGAATTCCTGCTTGCTGGTGCCCGTGGGGGTAAGGCTTGGCAAAACTTGGCAAACGCTGGACGCGGCGGTCTCGCTTATGAAGACCGTATGAAAGCTCAGGACGCGGCGTTCAATAAACTTCGTGCAGAACAACAGGCGATCATCATCAAGATGGAGTCCACTGTGGAGGACGCCCGTCGCGCCGAGGCTATGAACCGGTTTGATATCTACCAGAAGAAAATGGACGAGTACCAGAAGCTGCGTAAAGCGTTTGACAACAACCAAATGCAGTTGGCTGGACAGGCGTTCCAAGTTGCTGAGCAAGCAGCTACCCGGAGAGAAGCGACTGCAGCGCGGCGGGATATTGCTAACCAACAAGCTGCACTGCGTGCGGCGTTAGCGCAAGGTAGGGGAGTAGCTAGTCTTAAGCCCCTGTCACCACGTGATGTACTTGCTTTGAATGAAGATGTACGTACCAAGTTCTTTGGGGGTATGGTAACCCCGGAGATGCGGCAGTACCTACTTAGGATGGATGCTGAGGGTAATACGGATGCCGGTAAACGTGTGCTGAATGACATCGCCAACAAGCGTGTCAAGTACGACCCGAACGTGGGTTGGGGTGATGCGGAAGCCGCGATCCGCCGTGCAGCAGAGTTGTATAAACGTGATCTCATGTCGTCCATCGGGCGAGAATCTGCGATACCCTCGGCGGATCAGGCGTTGCGTGATCTTCTGGGAGGCACACAGTGAAGGTAGTCCAGATACCCAACTATGGGCCGGTATCGTTTCCTGACTCAATGCCGGACGCAGAAGTCCAGGCACAGGCGCAACGACTTGCTGCGCTCGCAGAGCAAAAGTATGGGTATCGTCCTGACTACCGGGATCTCGGGTTAGGTCAGCTCATCAAGGGTGGCTTTGGCCGTGCGGTATCTGGCCTTGGAAGCACGGTTACTGACCTGATTCCCGCCCTTGCAGGGTCACTTGTTGGCAACGAAGCCTACGCCAAGGAGCAGTTTGAAGAAGCTGCAGCCAAGCGCCAAGAAGCCGAACTAAAGTACCCAACCGGGTTCAAGTCTTTTCGTGACATCCGGGGGGCCGGAGACGTTCCCGGATACATAGTCGAGACCATCGGAGAACTGACCCCTGACATGCTTGCTATGCTCACTGGCGCTGGGGCTAGTGGGGTGGTGGGACGGCGTGCTGCGCTTAGCGGGCTGGAGAAAATGGCGGCGGAGAAGGCCGCGCAGACCGCTGCAGCCAGAGGGATGACTGATGACGCGGCAAAGATCTACGCCGAGCGTCTCGCCGCACGCGCCACTGACAGATACGGTGCTGATGTCGCTGCACGTGGAGCCAGAACCGGGACCAACATAGGGCTCGGCACCGCGTCATTTGGGTTGAACGCACCGGACACGCTCCAGAACATCTACGAAGAAACAGGGAATATCACCCCCGGCATAGCCGTGGTGTTTGGTGCTGCGCAAGCTGCGCTGGACTCCATTATCCCTGCACGCTTGCTGAGTCAGTTCTCCCCCGCTGCCCGTGCACGGGTGGCTAACGAGTTGGTGCAGCAGTCCACGATTGTTCCCCAGACGCTCAAGGTAGGCGTAGCAAAAGAACTCTTGAAGACCGGGCTCGGTGAAGGCGCTACCGAAGGTGCGCAGGAGCTTCTTGGTATCTTGGCCGAGCAGACTGCCGGAGCCACAGGAGAAGCGTTCAGCCAGAAGAACATCGACCGTATCCTGAACGCAAGCCTGAAAGGTGCGATTGGCGGTACTGCGTTTGGTGCGCCCGGTGCGTTCGCCGAAGCCCAGCGTCAGAAGTCCGAGGCACAACGTATCCTCGATGAGCGTGCTGCAGCAGAACAGCCTCCGGCTCCGCCTCCCGCTGAACCGCCCCCACCTATTCTCCCCCCTGCGCCCCCAGCTCCGCCTGTAGCTCCGCCTGTAGCTCCGCCTGTAGCTCCGCCTGTAGCTCCGCCTGTAGCTCCGCCTGTAGCTCCGCCTGTAGCTCCGCCTGTAGCTCCGCCCGGTATTCCGTCGTTAGACGCATGGCCCGTGCATCTGTTGGAGACCACACTAAAGCATCAGTTAGCCAAGCCGCAAGATCAACAGAAGCAAGATCTCATACAGGCAGTTCAAGCCGAGCTTGCCAAACGTCAAGGGGCTCCCGGCCCCGTAGAGGAGCAACCAAATGTTGGACAACTTACCCCTGCCGATGGTGGAGCGGGCGTTTCAGTACCTGTGCAACCCACTGGAGAAGGAGCCCCCGCAGGAGCTGTCACACCTCAACAACCTCCAGTGGTACGCCCTGCAGAACCTCCTGCAAGTCCTGCTATGGGAGCGGGAGTTGCACCCCCTGCAGTAGAGACTACCCCGCCTTCGCCTCCGCCACCTCCTGTCGCGCCGCCCACCAAAGAATCGCTTATCAACGATCTGCGTAGGATCGGTATTCGCAAGGGTGAGTTGATGACCTCGGACGGTCGGGAACCGTTCCGGCCCCGCGAGGGTAAGCAGCCGTCTCCAGCACGTGTGGAGTACGAAGCCATCGAAGCAGAGCTGGAGCAGAAGCTCAAGCAGTGGAAAGAACTGACCGGGTTCGACTTCGACCCATCGGTGCTTTCGGCTCCTGCGCCTGTTACCCCCACCGCCCCGGAGTTTGTATCTCCTGGCACTACCGTGCTTTGGAAGCCGTTTCCAGACGAGCCTGCAAGCCCGGTTCTTGTTTCTGGAAAGCCGTACGCAGTTCCCAGTACGGGGGATTTAGAAGTAGCAGTTAAGTTCCCCAATGCGCTGGGTACTTTTGAAGGCGAGGGAGCTACAACACAGCAAGTTTTGGTAAAGCACTTATCTGCGCCTACCAAGGAAATAACGGCGGAATTGCCTCCGCCACCTCCGCCACCTCCGCCACCTGCGCCACCTGCGCCAGCCCCCACCCCACCAAAACTTGCACCTGCAGCTACTACAAGGACCGCCGCTTCGTTCGCTGCAGACATAGTTGCTGGTAAGAAACTTGAGTCTCCTGAGGACATCCAGTTCTATCAAAACAACGCGGCAGATATTGAAGCCGAGCTACAGAAACAGAAACCTGCCGCGCCCCCACCTCCGCCGCCCCCACCTCCGCCGCCCCCGCGACAAGGGTCCAAGGTTGCCAAGGAAGATGCCAACCTGACGCCGGAAGAACGAGCTGCGCAGGAGCACGCCCGCAAGACTTGGGCTGAACTGGATCGCACGGGCTACCGACCCACCAAGGGTGAGAAACTGCCACCTCGGGATCGCAAGACTATCCTTGGGGTTGTCGCTACTACGCGCAAGCTCAGCGAGACCGCCTCGGCTGCAAGAACGTATTTTTCCAAGTCATCCAATCTGATCGATGTCCTGTACGACATCGCGTTCGACGTTGTAAACCCTATCCCAAATTATCGGCGTGCTGAAGGTGAAGGATCGATTGAAGTAGAAAGGTTCCAGGGGACCGGCACCAGGGCTGCCAAACAAGCGCAGCAATGGATACAGGAAAAGCTGTCCCCTGACGCCAAGGCGTTGTATGCCAAGTTCGTCGCCGAACACCAACGTAGCCGCGCCGCCACCAAGTTGGGCATGAAGCGGTACAAGGCCGAGCAAGCCCAAGTCCGCGAATACTCTGAGGCGCTTGCCGAAGACGCAGTTACTGCAGTTGCTGAGACCCGAGAGATCGCAGCGTACGCCAAACCCAAACGCGAGCCACCAGCACTGGTGTGGAGAGATTTTAACTGGATAGAAAAGAAGCTGGAGTCACCGGGCGACTTCGCCACGCCCCTGCACCCTGTTGTGCGTCATGCGTTGTATAACGGCGATCTCAAACAAGCGTTGAGGCTCCTTGCTGCCGAGTCCGACGGGATAACTGCGGATCTCGCTAAGTTGTATTCCGGCATCCTTACGACCACCACGGTGCAGGCGGTGGATAAGCTGACTGATGCCACGGGCAAGCGGGTAGCCGGTATCTACGACCCACGCACCAATTCGATCTCGCTGGACTCTGTGTTCGGCATGAACCATCACGTGCTGTTCCATGAGCTTGGGCATGCGTTCACCTCGCATGTTCTCTCCAAGCCGATGAACCCCTACACCAAGCAGCTCACCACGCTGTTCAACGACGTGAAGGGAAGTTTGGATACGGCGTACGGTGCGACGAGTCTGGACGAGTTCGTTGCTGAGACCTGGGCAAACGACGAGTTCAAGGCAAAGCTGAACTCCATCAACCCCAAAGGTGCGGCGATCACAGCATGGGAGCGGTTTGTCAACATCGTCCGCAATATGTTCCGCAGCTTCATGGGTAAGCCCTCCGTCGGAATTGAGACTGCGTATGACGTAGCCGACCGGGCAATCAAGTCCATCCTGTCTGCTGCACCGGAGACACGAGAAGCGGAACTGCTGTATGCAGCGACCGTAAACCCCAAAGCCCCCATCGTCTCCCGTGCGCTCAACGCAATGTTTGACGCCACCGGGCGTGTTGCGGGCGAACCTACGGCAGATGCTGCAAGCGCGTTTATTGCTTCTGCGGGAAATACCGCACGGCGTATGGCGTTCTCGGTGATGCCGTTGGAAGTGTTCGTAGACACTGCCAAGAAGTATCTGCCCCAAGCCCCGCGTATAAATGAGTTGGTGCGCGAACGGGCAGGTGATGAGAATGCCCGCAACCAGAAGATCGAAGGCATAGTCCGCAAGGCCGAAGAGTGGGCACGTCGGGTAGGCCCCACAGCTACCGAGCGATTCGATACGGTGGTGTATGACAGCACCACATCAAAGATCGACCCCACGAGGCCGAGGAAATTCTACGAGGACAAGTTTGCAAAAGCCCCTGCGATTGACCTGCAGAACGCCCTGGAGACCTGGGACAGGCTGAACAAACTTCTGGACCCCCTGCCCGGTGGGCGAGCGCTGTACATCAACATGCGCGATGCGTATCAAGAGTTGTACAGGGAACTTCTCGGTGCCATCGATTCACGGGTGGACTCATCCGTAGACAACACAGATACACGCAAGAAGATAAAGGATGAGCTGCACGCTATCCTGGCGCAGAAGGGCGACATAGATCCGTACTTCCCGCTGACCCGTAACGGAGACTACTGGCTGTCATATGTTGCCAAAGACGCCCGGGGGCAAACAGAAATCTATGTGGAGGCGTTTGAATCCCCCCGTGAACGTGACCGTGCGATAAAGGCGGTTGAGGCAGCAGGGGCTACGGATGTGCAGAAGTTCTCCAACATTCGGGAGTTGTCGTACAAGAACGCACCCCCTGCGTCTTTCGTGAAGGGCGTGCTGGAGATCATAGAAAAGAACCGCCCCAATGGCGCGACGGAAGAACAGCAGGCGCGTTTCGATACCGCTATGGAAGCGGTCTTGCGCATGTACCTCACCACGCTGCCAGAGACGGCGGTTGCGCAGTCCTTCCAACGACGCAAAGAAACCGAAGGTTTCAAAAAGGATTCGATTCGCGCACTACGTGAGAAGACGTTCTCTATGTCTCGGCAGTTGTCGAACATGAAGTACGCTGCCCGTATGTACGACGTGCAGCAAGAGATGCGTGAGTACGCGACCAAGATGGGTAAGGGCGGTGCCGAGGACAACGCACTGGCTAAGGAATACCTCTCCGAGGTGGAGCGACGCATCACGTTTGCCGTGAGCCCCACAGTAAGTCGGACAGCGCAGCTCATCAACACCGTCGGCTTCAACTACCTGCTCGGCTTCAACGTGTCGTCAGCAATGGTGAACTTGACGCAGGTGCCGTTGATTGTCATGCCTATGCTTGGGGGTAGGTATGGCTATGGGGATGCAGGTAAGGCGATCACCCGTGCATACAAGACGTTCATGGCTAGTGGGTTTGGGCGTGAGGTAGAAATCCTGGGGGCTGGCGGTGAGAAGGACAAGCGCCGTGCCATGCCTTCTTTGGACAACTACGACTTCAACAGCCCTGACGTACCGAAGGAAGTAAAGCGTTACGCGGCCCTGGCCCGGGAAGCAGACAAGATGGGGCAGTTCAATCGCTCCATGATGTACGACACGCTAGAGGTGGATGACCGCAAGAGTGCGCTGACTCGTGTTAACGCGGTAAGTGGATTTGTATTCCATCACGCCGAGCGGTTGAACCGTGAGGTCTCGATGATGGCTGCGTACGACCTTGAACTGCAACGACTGAACAGTGACAAGGCTACCGCCGAGGAGCGTGCGCTATCGCAAGCGGAGAAAGAAACACGTGCCGCCCACGAGGCGATCTACTTGGCTGAAATGACCAACGGGGGCTCATCAGCAGCTACCGCCCCGCCGATTGCACAAAACGCGGTCGGTAAGGTCTTGTTCATGTTCAAGAAGTACGGCGTGCTGATGAACTACCTGTTGTTCAAGACCGCCAAGGAGATGCTACGAGGGGAAACCCCTGCCGTTCGACGTGCTGCGTTCAGGCAACTTACGGGGATCATGGCTACGACCGGGCTGTTTGCAGGGCTCCAAGGTATGCCGATGTTCGGTGTGGTCGCCATGCTCTACAACTTGTTCAAGGATGATGACGACGAGGACTTCGGCGCGGTGGTGCGTGGGGGTGTAGGGGAACTTTGGTACAAGGGTCTCGTGAACGAGGTAACTGGTCTCAGTATGGCAGAGCGGTTCGGCCTCAGTAATCTGTTGTTCCGCACCAGCCCGGTGTCTTCCGGCTCTGAAACCTTGGGTGAGTGGGCTGCACAAACTTTCGGGGGTCCGGCCTACGGTATCGCTAGTCGCTTACAACGTGGTTTACAGATGATTGACGACGGGGAATACCAACGTGGTATCGAGGCTATGGTGCCAGTCGCTGCGTCCAACGTGATGAAGTCCTATCGGTATTACACCGAAGGCGCTAACACCCTGCGAGGAGACCCCATCGTCGGAGACATCGGTCCTTGGAACGTAGCCGCACAACTCATCGGGTTCGCACCCGCCGATTACACCCAGCAGCTAGAAATCAACTCCATGCTCAAGGGTATCGACAAGGCTGTCAATACCAACCGCACCAAGTACCTACGGGAGATGTATACCGCAGGGCGGATGGGGGACATTGACGGGATGCTGGAAGCACGCGAGAAGCTGCAGGATCTTTACATCAAGCATCCGGGGCTAGGTAACATGGAAGAAACGATCAAACGGTCGATGGCCCAGCACGGGCGCACCACACAGACCATGTACCACGGTGTCGTCTTGAGCAAATCACTGCGTGACGAACTGATGCAGACGGCTGCGGAACAGGAAGACTAAAAAAGACCCCGGCGCGGGGCCGGGGTGCAAGAAGGAGACGAGACAACTAGCGGCATTGCACCGCCGAGCCGGATGCTATCACAGAACCCGCCAGAACCGTGCCCCGAGCTTGCCGCCCTCGACCCGCTCCATGACGTGGAACTTCATCTTCCGCTCCTTAGCTGCCGCCCGCATCTGACGTATAAGGCGTGTCACGTTGACTGCGGGTATGAACACCGACGCCCCGATAACGAACGCATCCCATTGAATTGAAATGGGTAAGCCGTCGGGGTTGATATCGGTGTTCACACCTGCTTCGCATGCAAAATCGCCAGCTCTTCTTCCCGGTCTTCTGACATGAAGTCGGTGCAGTCGAGCATCAGCGCGTCAATCGGAGGTAGGTTCATACGCGTGCCTTTACCCATGCGAATCTTCTTGATAATCCCCCGAGTCGGGCCGGTCTTTAAGTTAGTAACGATATCGTTGTAGGGTATCTGCAGCTTGTTGCACCATTCACGGAACGGTTTCGGCAGCAAGTACAGCCGCTTCACATCGTACTCATACCGCGCCACAAGCTGGAACCTCGGGGTGCTATCGGGCACGATAAACACATCAGAGTTATCCACATTACGTGCATCGTCCGTGCTCTTGATGCGTAGGATGTTGTTGTAATTCTCCGCAAGGTACGAGGTCAGAATGCTCTCGGCGTCGTCGTTCGACGCAGACAGGTTGACCTTATTGGCTTCGATCAGCGTCAAAGCCCACTTGAACAACGTAGCCATATCATAGTTGACCAGCTTGAGTTGTTTGGCAATCAACAGTCCTGATATTGCCGAGGCCACTTGCGAAGACCAAAACCGATGAGGCTGCATCAGCATTGCCGCTTTATCAACGCGCTCCCGAACCGAAAAGAACAAGTCCCTAACCTCATCCTTGTTGCGGATGAAGTACTGCAGAAATGGAACGCATGCCACCCCATAGTTCTCCGACAGCACTTGGTTAAAGTTGTCTGTCTCGGCCTTATCGCCAAAGTCATAGGCACGTGCGTGGCACTCCAACACCCGTACGGATTCGGCTTTCGGCATGGCTTTGTACATGGTGACCCGAGAGATCAACCCCGTGTTACCCGTGCTGGTGACGTTCATCTTTGCCTGCTCACCACGATACCTCTCAACGTTACCGCCTACGCTCATCCGATTGCGTTGTTTACCCCCGGTCAGTTGATACAGGAAATCACTTGCGTCTTTTGGCGTAATGTTGGTCAGCTCATCGACGCTCATGAAGACGTTTTTGTACACCTCCATGCGGTTCATCTTTGAGTTGAACGTATCCCGCTCCTGACACATCATCTCCATCGGTTCGCCCCAAATGGAGTTACCCACCCGCATCGCAGTGGTTTTGCCAATGCCTGGGTCTTTGCTGTGCATGTGAAACAGCGCCGCCCCATCGGCAGAGAACGCCAGCAACGGACTGCCAAAACTCAAACCAATGACATACTGGTGCATCTCAAGGCCGGGTCGGTTGTAGAACTCCGCCATCTTGATCCAGTTTTCCAGCGTGCCCTTTGACTGCATCGCGGGGAACAACCGCAACGTCGAACTTGACGGTGGGTTCGGTTCAATACGGTCTGCGTGAATCTCCTTCGCCCCAACCACAAATGTGGTCAAGGTGTCATCAGTCCAACCAAACTGTCGGCGTGCAATGTCTGCTTCCACTTCAGCTTGCAACTTGTTTACCCATGCCGTTGTGTAGCTCATAAGTTCTTCCATTCTGATTACGGCAACGCCATTCATTGCCATATATTTTCTAAATTCATCCTTGGACAACACCGAGGCCAGCGGAATGGTGAACTCACGCACCCCATCTTTCGGTAAATGCAGGCGGATGACAATGGCCTCCCCCATTTCGGGGTCAGTCAATCTGCGAATCACATACAGATCGTTGTGATACACCGGAATTTCAACCGGGTCTCCAGTTTTGTCCTTGGTTCGCTTGAACACACCGCCGTACACTCCACGAAAATACGGCGTCGGATACTTGGGGATTACGTAAGTCTGCTTACCCGCTGTCGGGATAAGCTGGGGGGTGTCTTCTACTACGTTGTCTTCGTCCTCCGCCTCCTGCACCTCGCGGCCAAGTACGATAGGACTCTTAATTTTGTTTTTGTTAGGACACTCACTGCATAGTGAGCCGGGGTTCAACTTTTCAAACGTCTCGCAGGTGTACGGTCCCTTGATCTGATCGAGCTTATGACTCGTCTCTTCGGGTGTGTAGTTGGGATGCCCGCTGGAGATCGTGTGCGCTGCCTCGTCCACGTCCACGCAAAATTTGGCAATAGACAATCCGCCTCGCCACATCGGCTCCTGCATGGTCGCCTGCTGGTCAATGATGTACTTCAGTTGTGCACACCCACGACCAGCCTCCGTCTTCAACATGATGGTCTTGAAGACGTTACGGTAATTGCCAAGAATAGACGAGGTGATGTCGTCGTCAATAGGAGAAAACGGCAGGGATCGCTTCGGCACGTATCCCACAAGTTCTTTGAACGTAGAGAACTTGACTGCTGGTGCCATATCCCCAACCAACAACACATCTCGTGGTGGGTTGTCTTTGAAGTTCAATGTGCCTGGGATACGCAGGACACGAGCGATGTCCGATGTCACTGCGGGGTCGGCTTTCAACCCGTGCGCTGCACACAGTGTCTTGAGACTTTCGGCTACGGGCAACCACTCATCCGGAGAGATAGCCTCATCCAAGATCCAGTACACGTGCACGCCGCGCCCAGAATTCACCAGGGTCGGCTTAGGTAACCGCGTGCTTCGGCAAAACTGCTTGAGCGCGTTGACGCCATCGGTTTGCCCGCCCGGGTAACCTTCGTGTTCAGACTTGTGCGCCCCGCAGTCAATATCGAGGAAAAAAGATTTCAGGGACTTGGCATTGTCAGCCCTCCTTGAATTGCCATTGATGAACGTAGCCAACCCGAAGTAGGCATCAAAGCCTTCACGCATCAGGTCTTCTGCTGTTGCTGCTGCAGCTTCTACGGTGGAGTACAGCTTCTGAATGACGCGCTTCTTTTCTGGATTCGCGCCGAACACACAGATGTACCCATCTCCTCCAAGGACTGCGGATAGGAATTCGTTTGTCTGCATATCCCAGGATGGTTGAGGTTATAGACAAGTAACTGGGTAGCGGACATAGCCCGCTACCCTTCCGTACTTACTCGTCGTCCCAACCGTCCACGAGACTTTCAAGGCTTGCCGAACTAGCAGCGGGTTTCTTAACCTCAATCTTCTTGGGCGGCGGGGCCTCTTCCTCCTCCACCACCGGGCTCGGCTTCGCCTTGGGCGCAGGCTTGGCAGGGGTGTCAAACAGCGCGGCAGCAGGCTTGGGGGCGGAGACGTTTACCGTCAACTTGATCGCTTCTTCCGCTTCCTTGGAGTTCTTCATTTCCTGCACAACCGCAAGCTCTTCTTCCGTGATGGGGCGCACAGGCTTGAAGATCAGCTTCGGAGTGGGGCTTGCAGTGTCAAACCGCATCTCGGTAATCACCCCAGCAATTGGGGTGCCGTGCGCCCGCAGGTGACGTGCGTATGCCTGCAGCGGGAGCTTGTTCTTCTCGCCATCACCAAACACGGAGGTCGGGGGCAGCACCACCTGATACACCTCGCGCTTCTCAACTTCACCTTCCAGCAGCACGGCGATACGTTGTTGATACCGGCAGGCGCGGGTCTCGCCCTGACCAGAACCCTTGACGTTCTGCGGGCAGTCCATGCACTTGGCAGCTTGGCGCTGTGTTTCAGGAACTTCGGGGGCCGGAGTCTGGGAATTGGACGACCAGCAGATCGGGGAGCTTGCTTGCCCCTCGACGTAGGTGCCCTCAAAGTACGTACGATGTACGCTCGGCGCAGCCTTGATGATGATCACCCCCATAGCGCGGTCATCACTGGTGCGGTACTCCTTGGAGCCGATCATCTCCCGAAACACGCCGCCCTTGATGGAGATACGGCGTGCGCCCATCTCTCCGCCCGCCAGGGCGTTCGTGGTGTCATCTTCCAGTTGGCGAAGGTACGCAGGGACGCCGCCCTTGAACAGTGCAATTTCGCTCATCTCGTTTCTCCTTACAGGTCTTGGTCAGGGTCAGGGGTTTCGGTAGGGGTCAGCTTTGCGGTCTTGGCTGTGTTGTGTGCCCGCAATGCGTCCTCGACCTTCTGAAGTTGGAATCGGTACGTCTTACCAATCTTCAAGTATGTGGCATCGGGTAGGACTTTTGTCCGCACCCATGAACGTACGGTGGAGACAGACACTTGGAAGTGTTCTGCAATCTTGTCAATCGGAACGTATTTATCTTCGGCCATTAGGCTTTCCTCACGGTGATGGTGAATTCGCTATCCACGTTCAGCCCGGGTGGCAGCAGATCCGGGTGCTGCTCCAAGAAGGATTCCATGTTCCCTTGGTGCAGACGCTTTTCGAAAAGCTCAGGCACTTCGTGTTCAACAACGAACTTGCCCATCGCCTCCCAATCGTTTGTCCAGTAGCGCTTCTTGACCCCTCGGTAGAACATGCCTACCCCAGAGATCTTGGCGCTATCGACGTTGTTCTCTTTGCAGTACCCCAGTAGGGCCAGCTTGAGCGTCTTCATACCCTCATCGAATGAGGACAGCTTTTCTTCGTGCTCCTTGACCAAGGCGTCCCGAGCGGTACGCATCTTGAGATACGCACGGACCAGACGGTCCACGGGAATTTTGGGGGAGGCTTCGCTCTCGGTGTCTTCAACCGCGTTGTCCATCTCGTTCTCCTGTTGTTGGGATCTAAATTCTAGTGTCGTTTTGTGGGCTAGTCTAGTAGCCTCTTGTAAAGGTCAACTATTTGTGTGTGAACATCTCCTTTGTTGTCTAGCATCTTGTACACGTGGCGTTCTGCGTTTGATCCTTGTAGGCGCACAACAGTTGTGGGGTGGCGTTGCCCTGCCCGATGTACTCGGGCGTTTGCCTGTGAATAAGTCTCTAGAGAACTTGTCGGCCCCCACCACACCACCGTGTCGGCTGCGGTCAGCGTGACTCCATGTGCTGCGGCTTGGGGCTGAATCACTAGGATACGCGGGTCTGGCGTTTCTTGGAAGCGTTTGAAGATGTCCGTGCGCTTAGCGGCAGACACGTCCCCACTAACTACCTCGACTGTGTAGCCATCGTCGGTGAGCTTCTTGGCGACAACTTCTATAGAGTTGCGGAACGGCACGAACACCAGCACCTTCTTCGCGGCTTCTTCGATGACCTCAAGTAACACGTTGTAGCGATTCTTGATGTCGAAGGTTACGGTGTCCCCGGTGTCTGAGTAGACCGCCCCGCATGACAGTTGTAGTAACTTGTTGAGATTGACTGCGGCGTTGACCGACGTGATCTCTTCACCTGCGGCTTCGATGATCATCTTGTTCTTGAGCAGCTTGTAGTACTGCTCCTGCTGCTTCGTCAGTGCCACGTGGCGGTCTACGTAGGTCATCTCCGGAAGATCCAGGCACTCGTCTTTTGTGAACCGAATCGCCGGTTGTAATACGTTGAACACTGTCTTGGTTGCGGTCGGCTTGGGTATCCACCTGAACTGGGTCGCCTTGAACATCACCATGTCCCGGAACCCCGTGAAGAACTTGGGTACACCGAGGGGGTTGACTAACTTAGCTAAGCCGTAAGCGTCTACGGGCGACTGCGCGGCGGGGGTGCCGGTCAGCAACCACAACCACGTATCTGCTTTGATGAGGCGGTTGAGGACTTTCCAGCGTTTTGTTTGCACGTTCTTGTATGCGTTGGCCTCGTCAATGACCACCAAGTCAAACCCGCCTGTTGCAACATCTTCGGCAATGATCTCCAGCCCGTCGAAGTTGACGATCACGAACTCGGCTTGACTTGCTATGACCTCCCTGCGCTTTTCTGCGGAGCCGTAGGCTACGTCTACAGATCGGTGCATCGCAAACTTGAACAGATCTGAGCGCCACGCCGAATCCATGATGGACAGCGGACACACCACAAGGACGCGCCGCACGCGCCCCTTGCGCATCAAGTAGTCCGCAGCCCAGATGACGCTGCCCGTCTTGCCGGTGCCCTGCTCGTTGAGGCAGAACGCCCGCTTGTTCAATGTCAGGAACGCTGCGGTTGTCTTCTGATGTTCGAAGGGTGCGTACAGTCCAGGCCAGTTGTACTCTTTGTAGATGGGGGACGGGACGTTCTTGATCTTCAGGTTTTTCAACACCTGCGCTTCGTCCAACCCCCAGTGCACTGCCACTTGGTTGGCACCAACCACCTTACTTTTTGGGATGACCGAAGTGACCTTGGCCGGGTCGCGTAGTGTCAACAAGAGTGCTTTGTTGTCAATGATTTGCATGTTGTGTTGTCTCGTCAAGATGGCAGAACAGGCAGAACAGGGTTAGCCGTTCTGCCGTTCGCATCGCCGGTTCCCGAGGGGGAGAAAGGATTCCTCGTGCCGACTGGTGTAGTTAACTGGCCCCTGAGCCACCCCCACCCACACCTTACGGGGGTCTCTACGAGAGAGACAAGAGCAATGTAGCGCTGTCGCGCTATGAAGTCAACCGGGTTTTTCCCCTTTTTTATGCAAGTTCCTGCTACGGTTTGCCGCAGGGGATTCCAACTTGTACCCATCTGAGTTGGTGCCGCCCCGCGCCAGGGCCTTCACGTGGGAGACATCTTTACCCTTGCGGCTCACACCCTTCTTGTCCAGAGCCCGGCGTGCACGCTGCCGCTCCATGCGGTCCTCGTGTTCACCACGCTGCTGCTGCATCTCGTACTCATGCTTGTACGGACGAGGGGACTTGGTGTAGGGCATGTCAGTTCCTTCCGTTATGAGGACACGATGTCACCACGCAATGCTTTCGGCACAGT